TTCCTTACCAAGGATATTCTTCAACACTCCAGACTGAAGCTGCTGACGCGCAGCAACGCCCTGTGTGGCAGCAAGGTCTTCACCAAGTGCGAGCTGCCGCGCCTTATCTTCTTCAGTGATCTTACGGATCTCAAGCTCTTCCTTCGAGTCCTGCAGGCGGGCCTTCTTCTCAGCAGCCTTAGCCTTGGCCTCGTTGTACCCATCCAGCCCTGACTCCATGCCGCTAGCCAGAGCCTGCATGAAATAGGGTGACTGGCTCTGCGCCATCTTCATGCCGGCCTGAGCAATCGCCATCCAGATAGCCTGCTGCTTGTCTGCGTCAGCCTGCTTTATCTCTTCGTCTGTACGTGCTTCTCGCTTGGCAATGAGATCCATCAACCTTGGATCAGCTTTCGCGGCAGCAGCAATAGCAGCACGGCGAGCAAGTTCAGATCGCTGACCTTCCGCCATCTGCTGATCAGCCATCGCGCCATAATCAACAGGCGCACCCTTCTTCTGAGGGACAGGTGTAGCAACAGGATTAGCCTGATTGTACGCATTCAGCGCAATCTGCTGCGGCGTGACATATGTTTCTGGCTGCGGTGCCGGTGATGGCGCAGCTTCAGGTGTGGCCTCAGGCGCTGGTGCAGGAGTAGGCGCAACTTCAGCCACGGGTATAGTGCCGCTCCGCACCATCTGTGCAACAGCATCAGTCATAGAAAGACCCGGAAACTTATCGCGGTTCTTTTTATAAAAATCCTGCGCTTGACCCATGCTAATTGCCATCAGCTTAATCCTTCAGCCAACCAAGGCCAGCCTTTGCCTTCTTGGCCTTCTTAGCCTTCTTTATATCGATCTCACCGCCTTCAGCCTTGAATAGACTGGTCAGCCAGCCACCACTACCAAAGCCGCCAGTCGCGCCGATGATGCCAGCAGCAGTTCCCAGCCCGCCAGCAATCTGGCCAAGGGTAGATGGCCCCGGCGCTGTGGTGGATTGCGTGCCAGAGCCACCGGCAGACGGTGCGCCACCAATAGCCGCCAGCTTCTGCACCTGCGAATACGGATAGTTCTGCTGGTTAAGGAAGTCTTGATACGCAAGGTCGGCAGACTGCTGAGCAAGACCCTGCCTCGCGCTGCCGATTTGCTCAAGACCTGCGAGATCTTTATTCTGCTGCTCTTGCATCTGCGTACCGAGCGAAGCCATATACGGAGCAGCCGTAACATTGCGATTGGCCTCAGCATTGTACTGGCCTTGAGCGCTTTCATAGCCAGTGTTGAGAGCCTTGTTCTGTTCGGCAAGGGCAGCAGCCTGCGTGTCACGAACGGCGCGGTTCATAAACTCTTGGCTGCGCGATCCACCAAACGTGCCGCCGCCAACGAACGTGCGGTTAAGCTGCGGCAAAATATTTTCAGTCAAATTGCGGGCAGCAGCTGAGCCAATTCCAGACACCACACTCTGAGTGTATGGGTTCATGTACTGGCTGGATACGCCCGGCGCAGTGAACGAACCAGTGCCACGCTGAAGGCCTTGAGCAGCCGCACTTAGGTATGGCTGATATGAACCCATGTTCTGTTTGTACGCAGAGAACGCCTGCTCCTGCTCAGGCTGAAAGCCAGCAATACGCGGTGCGGCATACGGCGTATATGGCTGCGCTGTTGCGGCGGTAGCTTTAGACAGGATGTCCTTGGCATACTGAGTATACCACTCTGGAAGTACTGTCTCAACCTGAGTTGTATTCAACGCCATTAGACCGAACCTCCTACCGCCTTCAGCATGGTGTCGATCCCCTGCTGCGGCTTAGCGATTTTCTTTACATCTTTACGACCCGCACGTCTACGCACCATGTGTCGCATTTTATCAAGACGGCGGACACCTTCATCAGTCGATCCATCACCAAGATCAGCAACGTCCTGAGCAGACCAAACGTACTCGCCATCAGACAGCCATGCCGGGATCTTATCCTCCTGACCGCTGCCGATACCCTTGACTTGGCCGGGGCCAGCATGACCGCCGCCCTTCTGCCATTCAACAAGGTGCTTGACCATATCATCATCAGCTTCACCACCTTCACTAAAAGCGTGGCTATAGTGAGCCATGAAACGGCGGGGAATGAAGCCCTGATCGGCCTCGGCATTCAAACCGATATCGCCACCAGCAAGTGGGTAACCAATAGAATAGTAGCCAGCGCCATTCTCATAGCCGCCACCGATGTGAGCGCGCCCAATGTTCTTATCAACGTCAACCGCAATACCGCCCGGCGTGATGCCAGCAGTGATACCGCGCAAGATTCCAGCTGTGTTGTCGCTAGGAACCTTGATCTTGTCAGCATAGTATCCGAGTAGATCGGCAACCTGCTTATCGTCTGACGATGCGCCGTCTTCCTCTGGCCCATATTTCTTGTGGATTTTACCACCTTCTTTCGCAGCTGGAAGGCTAAGGGAATTTGTTAGAGAAAGCCCAGTTGGAATTATAGAAGTGGCGGCGGGCGCAGCCACATAGGCCGGCATCATGGCCTGACCAGTGGGTGTAAAGAACGTGTACTCACCCGGCTGATTGCCACCGGCCTGACCATAGGTAAACGGATCAAATCCGAACTGGCCAGTGGTTGTATTTAGATTTACAGTGCGAGGTCCAAATACATCATATGCGCCACCGCCAGTTCCAGTACCATACCCGCCGCCACTTGGGGTAAGCGGAGTTGAATCAGGACTGCCAGATCCATTGAGGGCTTTAGCCAAAGCAGATGCGCCGGCAAGACCAAGCTGAATTTTATCTCCTGTAGACAGGACTTTCTTTTCAGTTGGCGTGAGGTTCATTACCTCTTGAAGGGTAAGCCCAGTAAGATTAGCAAAATCCAAATCTGAAAGTGAAATTGGCCCAGTGTCTTCAGGCTTAGTTGGCGGATTCGCCTTAACCAGAATACCGCTATCAGTTACATTCCCGATGGTAAGAGGAACAGATGAAAGAGGTGCCGTCTCATCCGGTTTCTTTAGCTTATCTCCAGTGACCTGTACCTCGCCGCTGGGCAGAACCTGACCAATGCCGGATACTGGAGGTAGCACTGGTACGACAGGTGCCGTCTCCTGCTGAACCGGAGCCTTATCTCCAGTGACCTGTACCTCGCCGCTGGGCAGAACCTGACCAATGCCGGATACTGGAGGTAGCACTGGTACGACAGGTGCCGTCTCCTGCTGAACCGGAGCCTTATCTCCAGTGACCTGTACCTCGCCGCTGGGCAGAACCTGACCAATGCCGGATACTGGCAGGCTAGGCGCTACGATATCAACACCAAACGGCGTCTTCTGACCTTTTACTTCAACATATTGATTGTTGCTTGTGCTGGTGGGAGCTGCGGCAGATAGAGCGCTTCCAATTCCTGAAGCAAAAGCAGGAGCTGCCTTAGCCAGTGCGGAGCTTGCTGCCTTTGCACCAATAACAGCTATATCATTAGACACGCTATCGCCAAGATTGGTAATAAAGTTAGCGATCTGAGATGAGTTAGCGCCAGCGGACTCTAGTGTTTTTACTGCAGCTTTTGCAACCGCATCCGCCGCAGTCCCCGGTGCCGCATCAAATACTTTGGTAGAAAGATCGGATGATAGCTCTGCAATATCAGCATTAGATGCTGGCGTTAGCATTTTACCAAGCTCATTGCCTGCATAGGTCCCAAGGCCGGATAGTGCGCCGCCGATTAAAGCGTTTTGCAAGTTCTGTCCGGTAGCAAGACCAGCGCCTGTAGAGCCGATGGCAGCACCCAATCCCTTGCCGAGGGATGTAGCTACTTGGCCTGCAGCATTAGCGCTCTGAATAACTGGGCCAAGAAAGCTAGAGCCAGCCACAGGCGCAGCTGACATGAGAGCGCCAGTAAGAATATCTTTATCTTGCATAGCAGCGCCAAGGCCACCCGCAGCTGCGCTAAGCCCTATGCTTGCTAGGCTTCCAATGCCCGGAATAAACGCTGCAGCAATAGGCAAGCCGGTGGCGACAATCTTACCGAGTGCGGTAAGGTCACTGTTGAACAGGTTGCTACCGATAACTTGAGGCGCACTACCGTCGGCTGGCGTCTGAATAAGCTGCCAGTCGGCCTTGCGGTCTTTGGTAAGCGTTTGATTATTGGCCATCTGCGCTAGCGACAGCAGGCCTTCCGCGCCAACTCCACTGCCTAGCGTCTGACCCGTGCGGGGGCTGTAAAGAGTGTATGTGGCTGTAGCATCAGGCGTAAGGTACTCCATACCCGCAGCGCCTTTTGCGGTATCAGTCGCCCACGTATTAGGGTCGATGCCGTACCGAGAGCTTCCCAGCGAATTGATCGGAATGGTGCCAAAGGTGTTGTAGTAGTCTTGGGGATGCGTTTCAGCGTAACCAGACCCAATAGCTGGCAAATTACCGCTTTGAATGGCTTTAAGTTGATCAGCCATATACGCATCTTGGCGTGCGCTATACGCCATATTTTTTAGCGTAGCCGGATCGAGCGCACCGATATCAGCTTCGTTTATTCCGATCTTTTTAAGATATGCAGAAAGAACTGGATCAGATGAAGGCGCTGCAGGCTGTCCTACTTGAGCTGCAAGGCTGGCCCAATCGATATCGCCAATTCCTGAAAGGGGATCAAAGCCTGCAAATTCCCACATAACTCACGACCCCTGATTTAAAGCTTGATTGAACCGCTCGGCCCATTCGCGCCAGTCAGTAAATTGATATGCGTTCGGCGCACCCTTTTGAGCGATGCCGTTAATGGCTAATAACCCAGCACCCCAGTCTTGCCAATCACTCTCTCTGAAAAGACGCGAGGCAACGCCGCCATATTGCTCAATCGCGGGGTACATATAATCCGCCCACTCAACAACAGTCTTGGTAAGGCGTGGATCGATAGCCGTCATGACCGCATCCTTCCATCGCCCTGCTCGATATGAACGAGGATCTGGCCCATCTGGTAATCGCCGTCCACAGTATTGCTTTCAAAGCGGAAGCGCAGTTCGCGGCGCTGCTCCTTGAAGAACACCAGCTCCTCATCAGGCTGCTCGGCCACAGCAGGAAAGACCATCTTCGGGCCATAGACTTCCTGAGCGCGAGCGTTGATGCGGCCTACGATCTGAACGCTCATGTCGCCAGACTGCACGAAGTCAGGCTCAATGCACTTGATACCTAGCGCGAAGTTCTTTGGATCATCTGATACCACCATCGTAAGGTCAGACGTTTCAAAGTAACTCTGGATAGCATTAATCTGCTGGCCATCAATTTCGTTCGTGCCGATTTCGTGACGCCAGATTTTGTAGGTGTCAGAGCCATACTCCGTCACACGATAATCGCCGTCTTCAGTAATACGGTAATTCGAAGATTGAGTAATCCGATAGTCAGGGGCGTTGGCGGGGATGGCTTCCACACCAGCCATGAGGGGTGAGCGGAACACCTGCGCGTAAATGCCGGCAGAGCGCCCACCATTGGGCAGCTCGGTGTCGTACCACGTATTCTCACGGACATTGTAGATCACAGCGTGCGTGCATTCCGTTGCATTACCGCGCGGATAGCACCACCAGATCTCCCCAAAGCGGGGAACCTTCATGGCGAACACTTTGTTGGCGTACTTGTAGTTCAGTCCATCGTAGAAGTAATTGAGGTTGATGTTGTTCTCGACCTCTTTCACCACACCGTTGTACATCATGAAGCGGTCAAGCGCCGCCCAGAAGAAGATGCCGTCGTATTCTATGATGCCATTCGTGGCCAGAACACTGGTCGATGCAGTGATCGTGTCAAATGAGAACACATCATTGCCGCCAGTATAGCTGACACGAATAACGCTATCGAGCGTCCATAGAATGCCAGCCGGGTTCTGACTGCCGCCGCGCAGCGGAAGACCCTTCACCAGCTTGGATGAGGCGATGTACGCATCGCCGGCATCACCTGATGAAAAGTTCGTGGGATCATTGGCATCAGACCAACGGATATATCCGTTATCACCCATGACGAATAAGTACGGATGAAGCGCGCAGATATTGCCTGACGCGAGGATCGGCCCCTTCACGGCATCGATGATGGGCGTCAGTGGCGCTGTGCCATAGATGTCGCCAATCCAAATCGGCAGCGGTGTAGCATCTGAAATATCGTCCAGCGTGTTGGTGGCGTTAGCCACGATCACTGTGCCACCACCAGCGCCGTCAAAGATGGAATCAAAGTTCCACGCATAGTTATCATCACCGACAAAGCCGGAAGGCGTCCGATCAATCGGCGCGCTGGCATTGCCATCATAGTCTAGAGTAAAGGCCTGAACGCCAGATGCGGTGCCGATGTGAGTATAGACTGAGTTGTTTAAAGCCTGCGTGTAGAACTGGCGAACAATGCCATTCGCGAAATTACTAATCTGACGATAGCCGCCAATCTTGCGAGGCAGGCCACGCTGAAAACGAACCCACTGTCCATCAACGTACTGGTTTCCCTCGAACTTGGTTCCGTCCCGCTTAATGCCGGGAAGAGATCGGAGCTGAACTGGGTTCGTTGTCATTAGCCCCTCACGAATAGTACTGCAGGGTGACGGTGCCACCAGACGGAACGACTATAGAGTAGCTGTTGCCCGGCGTCACGGCAACATTGGTGTAGGTCGTAGTCGTGGCTGCTGTGCCTGTGCCATTCGGATATGTACCAGAATAACCACCGCCGGGAAAAGTCTGGCCGAGCGCTGTTGCCGCAGTTCCTGCACCACCATGAACATAGCCGGTTACGTAAATAATCCATTCATCAAGGCCACTCGTACCAGCGTAGGTAATATTTCCACTGGTTTGCGGAGCGCCTATCGTAGTTATACTATAACCCGTTAGGTAAGTTGAGCTAAGGTTCGTGATATTGCCAGTGATTACGTCCCAATAATCATTAGACTGCAAAAGAACCACATAGCCTTGAGACAACGCAGATGGGCCATAGGTAGGATAGCTAAGGCTTAGCTGAGAAACAGCAGTAGTATGATTGTTATAGGCATTTGACCATTGCGCGTATGGAGCATTTAGCCCAGTGGAACCCAGATGTATCTGACCACTTGATACCGTTGCCACATTATTAACATAATCACTGACGCCGTTTGAACCTTTACCAGACGCCGAAATAACATTGCTCACACCCGTAGGCGCGACCCAAGTGGCGTTAGCAGTAAACGTGACTGAGGTTAGTGTTGCGCCTCCTGACCCAGCTAAGGCGCACATGATCCCGCTCATTAGCTGACCCCTGCACCGGAGATGACCCAAGTTGTCGAGGCGACCTTGACCACTGTGGCTAGGCCATACTGAGCGATAGTGCGAGATCCAGTGCTAGCAGTACCAGCCCATCGCAGTGTATCTGTTGTGATAGAAACCGTCTGCGAACTTCCGCTATTGTTGAATAGAACAATTGCTGTGCCGATTGGGAAAGCCACAGAACCATTTGCGGGGATGACCCATCCCCCAGTAGTATTTGCAACAACGCCGGACGCATCAGACAGCGCAAGCGTAATGGCTGAACCTTGCGATTGAGCTGAAGCTGGAATGCCTCGATAGCCAATAGTGTTGGCAGCAATCGTACCAGTGGCTGTGATCGTCACATCCTGATCGAGAGCGGTAATATCAGTGTTTGCACCTGATGCAGCGGCACCGATTGCAGTGCGAGCAGCGGCAGCATTCGCAGCAGTAAACACAGCCTGCCCAGTAGAAGTAGCGCCAATCGCCGTTTGAGCCGCAGCCGCATCAGCTGCAATAAATACAGCTTGACCGACAGCACTTGCGCCGATTGCCACCTGAGCTGCAGACTGACTGACAGCGCTAAAGATAGCGATACCTGTCGCCGACCCACCAAGATTTACCAGAGCATTAGGGGCATTAGTCGCCCCCGTGCCGCCTTGAGAAACGGCGATTGGATATGACAGGCCAGCAGTTTCAGCCGGATAGATATCTACGCCATCACAATACAGGATGGTGCGCGCACCCTGCGGTACAGACACGCCAGTCCCACTGGAGTTGGCAATCGTTAAACTATAAGAGCCGGTTGTGTTGTTAGCGACCCAGTATTGCTGCACCGTATCAGGCACCACGACGATCATGTTGCCAGTAAGAATGCCGCTGAAGTTGTAGGTAATGCGGTTCAGGTTCGCGCCAGACAGCGAGTATGGGCTGGTCTGCCCGGTCAGATTGATGGCTACATAGTCAAATGTAAACTCTGCCGACTGACCAAATCCAACCGTGAAATAATCAGATCCATCACAGATAATAGATGAGCTATCGCCGGGATTAAATACAAGGTTAACATCGCCGTTGATAGTTTCGCCACCGGGGCCAACTACCGTGACTGCGCCAGTGCCGCTGTTGCGGACATAGCAGAACCAATCATTACCTACTGTCGATGCGGACGGAAGCGTGAACGTGCCAGCGCCGCCAGTCCAGAGGAAAACGCGCGCACGGTCGGTGTTACCAATCGTATAGTCATCTGCCAGCGAAATGATCGGCGCAGACTGATTAAGAGTGGAGCTGATGGCCTTGATGCCAGAGCCAGCTAGAGCGCCAGCCGTAGCCGATGATGCGCCAGCTGCGTACTGAATAGGACGCCATCCGCCAGCAGCTGTCGCATTGTTCGTAACGTAAAGCTGCCACGCAAGGCCGGGATCGATGCTGGCAATCGTGTTTCCTGCATTATCCTTTACCGTGAATGCATAGGATCCGACGTTAAAGATCAGAGTGGTTTCGCCAACACTGACCTGATTGGCGGGCGGCATAGTGATTGCGAATCCGCCGGCAGAAGGCGTAACATCCATAATCTGCGACACGACATTCTGATCGGTCGAGACTTCAGTTGGCCAGCTTAACGTCAGATTACCAGTAAGCGCGACAGCTCGGTAGCTAACCTCAGCTGGGTAGATAACGGTTCCACCAAAGACATTGGTATAGCTGGATGTCATGCTCAGTCTTCCCTGCGAATGATGCCGCGATCCACGACCTGACGAAGATCTTCGCCATTCAGGGCGGCGACAGCCCGGTTATAGAAACCTTCCCATACCTGTATCGCTTCAGCGTTCTTTAGGAACGGAGCAGATTCAAGCAATGAAGCATATAGTAGCGCATTAGGCGCGTACTCAGTCCACCAGTTCGTCTGATTGGTATCATCGAGATAAGCTGGCTGTTCGTAATAAAGAACCTCGAATGGGTAATCGGCAGCTGGGGTGGGAGCGATTAGCCAGTTCGAGTAATCATAATCGGCGTAATAGCGCGGCTGACCCGTGGTCGTTGAGTTAGGCCAGTATCGGCGGGCATACTCATATGAGCGAGGAAAGATTTCGTTGCGCGTATTATACTCTGTGCCAGAACCGAAGTTCATGCTGACAGTTTCACGCCAGCGGTCAGGCTTAGGATAGACTGCCGTGCCAGTTTTTAAGTTACCAACTACGGCAGTTACCGTACCTTGAATCTTTAACTCGCGGCCAAGACGGCGCTCAGCAAGATTAATTAGAGATGGCAACTGCTCATAGACAGTAGGGTCAGTCGCGAGCGTAACGCCGCGCTCAAGATATGCGCGGAGGTCATTAAGCAGACTGTTATATGTCATTGCGACTGGCATGATTTAAACCCTATATCAGCTTTTTTCTGACTTTAACAGCGGTCAACCAATGTACTGAGAAAGAGCAGTAGCAATAACAGCAACCAGTGCAAGGCCAGCAGCGAGCTTGCTTTTACCACCCAGTTTCGGTCGATCACTGTCCATTGGGAGGATCTTGCCGACGGCCTCTTTGATGAATAGCTTTTTGATATCCATTTCAACCTCCTATTTCTTTGACGTGACAGCTTCGGTCCATGCCTCAACAGTCAGCTTATGCTTCAGCGCACACTGGTTGCGCTTCTCAATTAAGTCCTTTTCCCACAAAAGCCGCTCTGGGTCTAGGAACGGCTCAGGTGGGTTGTTCAGCTTCGGGCAGCTACTTGCCAGATTTGCCGGTGGCGGGGGCAGTGTCTGTATCACCGAGGCTTTCGAAGAGCACCCCGACAGCAGCGGTAGGAGGAGCGCAATTGGCAGGAGGTGCTGGGGTGTTACGGTAAATCTCTTTGACTGTGTTTGTCGTGACAACAGATCTCTCAGCAGCATGTGCAGATAGCTCCTCATACTGGGCCGACTTGGCATTGATGATCCCCTCCATGCGTGTCCGCTCCTGAGCGGCCTTCTCAAGGGCTTTGGCGTAGGCAGCATCGCATTGCCAATCCTTGACCTTGTAGCCGCCAATGAAGCCAACGAACAGGCAGGCTGCCAGAACGTATGGGGTGGGGATACCGAACATCAGAGCCAGCTTGCAAACTTGAGGGTCTTTGCCGTGCGGTCATCCAGACCGTGCGTGCCCCCGTTGATGCGCTTTGTGAGCGCCAAGATCGCGCCGTTGTTGATGCCCTGATCGCAGATCGACCACAGCTTGTTCTTGTCAAAGAACCACATGGCGCTCTCAAAGCAAAGCTCACCAGCCACAAGGTCAGGGTTGTCCATGACATCGGGGCGGTTCACATAATTGGCGAACTCTTGGTAGTTTGACTTGCCGGTCAACTGAAGCGCGCCGCGACCACGGAACTTCCAACCATCGCCGCTGGCTTCGTCGCCGTTACCCATGCGGTTGGCATAGACACGGTTGGCAATAGCCATAGGCTGGCGTTCATAGCGCCGTGCCATTTCATCAGTCGGGAAATACTTCCCAAAAATTTTGCGAAGGCCATCAGCGCTGTAGTTCAGGTTTTCCGAGAATGCCTTAAAGCCGCCGCTTTCATGCGCCGTTTGGGCGAAGAAGTGGGCAGCGCGGTTCTTGTTAAGGTGGTAGAACTCGGCAGCCTTCTTGAGCGTGCCGGGGCCGAAAGCTCCGTCAGCAGTGATGCCGAGTTTTTGCTGTAGGTCTATAAGGCTCACAGGTTCTTCCTCCAGTCAGGAAAATCGTTTTCATCTACAACGCCGTCACCATTGGCATCATAGCGCAGATCGTTGCGGTAGCGTTCCCACGGAGCCATCTCATCATCATGCTCTTCGTTGACAACCATTTCGGGCTGAATTTGATCGTCAACGGGATTTGATGTTACTGGCTGAGAGGCAACAGGCTCTGGCGCTGGAGCGTCAGGCACAGGCGCAGTCAGCTCCAGTGGTGCTTCTGGTGTCGGTGCATCGGCACCGGGCTTATCCTTCTCGCGGTTCAGCGACAGACCGACCAGCAGACCGCCGAATGCGCCGATTACGTTGTTGAACGCGGGCGTCAACATCTCAAAGATCTTGTCGTTGTTAACCACATTGTTGTCCACAAAGAGGCCAACGGCGCACGACAGCACCACAACAAGGATGACCAGCGACAGCGTGACCACCACAACGCGCAAGCAGAACTCAATGGTATCTTCGATACCCGGTTCCTTGCTTTCAAACTTATCAAAGAAACTCATGCTTAGTCCTTTCCTGCCAGCGGATTGGCCAGCGTCTTCTGGATGCGCTCGTCCATCTGCTTTTCCAATTCCTTGATCCGGCGCTGCTGCTCCTGATCCTGCTGCCGCAATTGCTCTATCACGGCCCGCTGCATAGCCATGTTCTGCGCATCACTACTTCTAACACTGCTCGACACAGCGTCAACTGTTTGTCGAGTGCCGCTTACGCTGCTGCTGATCGATCCAGTCAAGTAATTAAGCGCTTCGCTATTACCCTTGGTCAGCCGCTCCACGCTGGTCACGCGCTCATTCAGCACGCCGATCTGGCTGTTGATGCCAGAAAGATCAGGCGGCACGTAAGCCGCTGTCACTTCCTGCATCGTCAGGAACTGCTGGTAGACTTGGAAGCCGGCCCAGAGCGCGCCTACAACTGTAGATATAGCAGCACAGATGATGGCGATCTTACCACTAGTGAGGCCACCAAGGCTAAAGCTAAAGCCACCTTCATCAAAAGCAACTTTAGGTTCATTGTCCGTACTGGGCATCGACCATTTCCTTCCACAATGCATTATTGGTTTGGGACATACGGTACATCTCGAAGTTCGCGTCCCTTAACCTTCGGTTGCGATATATATCACGAATTGCATAAAAGTCAGGCCGATCTTGCAACGACACTTGGGTGTATGCCGCGAACCCGGGTGATGCCGACATAGCGGAGAAATCGTCCTGTTGCCCTGCGGCCTGATCCGTCTGCGGTGGCGGCGATGATCCAGCGGCGGGCGCTGATCCGTTTGACGTGGCCAGCACCTCATTTGTGTTGGCCTGTGACGAGGGGCTGCTGGACGATGTTGCCATGTCTACGGCAGACGTGCCGGACGCGGTCTGTGATGCCTGCATAGCGCTAACAGCGAATGCCGCCGCGCTACCCGGCCCTGCAGCCACACCAATGCCGGTTTGCGCCATCTGCGCGTTGCTGTCGTTAGCCATACTCTGGATCGCTGAGAGAGCAGCCACTTGCTCTGGACTGAGCCGCTCTGCAGCAGGTGCAGCCCCCTTAGTGGCTTCCTGCGCTACTGCTACTTGCTCAGGTACAGACACCGTAGCTACAGTTACGGCAGTATCAATAACCTGCTCCGGTTCTGACATAGCGGATGCAGCTATGTCAGAAACATCGGCGGCAACGTCGGCGCGGTAGGCATCCGCAATCGTGACAACCTCGGCCACCGGCTGCTGTACCGCAGGGCTGGGCGCAAACGACACCGTGGCGGGCGGGCAGCTTGGGTCCATAGGCGTGACCGCGCAGTCAACCTTTTCAATGATCGTGGGCTTCACGAACGACAGCAACCCTGATTGATTGCGCAAGCCGGATGGGTTGTTGCCGTAGAACAACTGCACGTTGTCGTCCCACGTCGGGCCAGTCATGCCTGCCGTGGCGTTGTGGCGGCTCAGGGCGAGGCTGCCGTAATCGAATTGGATGTTGCCGTTGCCGAACAGCGCGATCTCAAACGTCTCTGCGTTGTTCGTGCCGTACTCTTTGGTGCCGTACCATCCCACCAGAAAGCTATCTGGCCCCTTGCTGATGAACGGGCTGGTGGTGCTGATCAGATCGGTCCAAAAGCCGTAGATTGTGTTGCGCGGGGCTTGGCTTATCGGCTCCCCGTTGCAGCACAGATCAGCTGGCGATTGGAACGAGATAAAGCCATTGGATGACACCCACGCCTCGCTGAACGTCTGGTCGAAGTACGGAAAGTCGAAGCCAAGGCTGACTTTGCGCGTGTTGTCATCGCCAAGGCCCAGCGATGTCATGGCCGTGGGCGCGCCAAGGATAACCGGCTGGATCAAGGTCGGATCATAAGTCTGCCCGTAAGCCGGTGTAACGAGCAGCAGCGCTATGAGCGCCCGCTTCATTTCTTGGGCTTCTTGTCCGGGTTAGCGGCCCACGCAGCTTTGGCCTTGTCGCCGATCTGGCCCTGATAGGGGCAAGGCGTACCGGCCTCTGCCATGGCCTCAAAGACGCGGATGTCTTGGCAGAGCAGCGAAACAGATGCCACGCGCATACCCATATCGAACAGGGTCTTGCTGAGCTTCAGCCGTTCGCAGTTCTGGTCGCGCACCGTCTTGCCTGCCGACAGGCCTAGTATCTGGGTCTGCACCGCGCCGCTCATACCGGTGGTGCACAGGTCTTGGCTGTACGACATCATCGACGGCGCAATGGCCGACGGGGGCGGCGAATACAGGTGCTGGTTGATCGTCTGCGTCGTGTCGCTGGCGCTGTAGCTGGTGGACTTGCTGTCGTTGACGTTGACGTTCTGGTTGCTTGCGTTGACCGTCTGGCTCACCGTGCTGGTAGACGTGTCGGTGTTGATGTTCCGATTAGTACTATTCGTTGTACTGTTTACAGTCTGGTTAACCGTGCTGTTCGACGTGTCGGTGTTGATATTGGTGTTCGTCGCCGTGCTGGCCGAGGTGTTCTGGTTGACGTTCGTCACCGTGCCGGAGTTCACATTTTGATTGATGTTCGTGTTGGTGCTGACGTTATTGTTGTTGTTCGTCGCCGTGCCGGTGCTGCTGGTGACCGTGTTGTAGTTGTAGGTAGTCGCAGTCTGGGCCAGAGCCAGAGACGGAATCAGTGCGATGGTGATGATAATCCGGCGCATTAGCTACGATCCTCTTTACGCTCCAAACGCTTAAAGATAACTCCAAGAGTGCTGTCCACATGCTGGAATCCACTCTTCATATCGTCGCGCATTTCTTTCATGCCATCGCGGATCTCACGCATAGCATCGCGGAAGTCATCCTTTCGCACATAGACATCTGGTAGATCACGTTCGATCTGTTTCACATCTGCACGAAGATCGCGCACCGCATCCCAGATAATCTTCATGATCCATCCTACAGCTGCGCCAAAACCGGCAAATATCCAATTGATAACATCTTGGTTCATCGCAGGTTCCGTAGCTTGTAGATGGTTGACAGGTACACGCCAGTCAGGCTGTCGATTAGATTCGCAACAGCGCGATTGCCCTGACAGATGCTCTCATGGTTTTCTTCAATCCACTTAGCATCTGCTTCCAGCAGCTTTAACACGTCGCCCTTGGGTGTCTCAGGTGCCGGGATATTACCAATTAGTTTGAACGCGCCCTGATAGGCTTCGACCAGATCGTCGATTTCCTCGATCACTTCCTCGTAGAAGCTGCCCAGCGCCATGTGCTTGGCAAAGCTACCCTCTCCGGTTGCCCGCCAATGTTCGAAGTGTGCGACGTTGCGAGCGTAGAAGACGCGGGCAATAAGTTGTTCGATCATGTCTGTCTTCCTCAGTAAACCGGCAGAGCCGCAGTCGGCGGCGTAAAGCTGGTAGTGTAACGAGCGTAGCCATTGGTGATGCGAATATCGTCCAAATACCCGTTAAAATAAAGTTTGGTACCAGAAGAACTGCTGTACCCAAAGCTAAACCCAGATGTCAAAATTGACTGGGCATATGTGCTAGTTCCAGACGCAACGGACGTACCATCGCGATATATGGCGTAGTTATTGCCATTGCGAACAAGCGCAATATGATACCAAGTGTTTGTGGACCAGCCAGTTGTCGCCCCTTGCTGGATAGACACTTGGTCAGCGCCGCCCCTTGCTACGACATATCGTATTCCGTTTGTGGCGTCGAAATACAGCAGGGTTCTATCGTTATCTGTTGAGCCGACATTAATTAGGCAGGGGTTACCGGTAAGCGCGGAAAAGTATGCCCAACATTCCCAAGTGAAATTGCCATTGATTAATGCTGCAGGTGTTGTTGCGCTGCATAATAGACCGTCAGTTGTGCCATTAAACTTAGCCGATGTCGTACCATACTTGGCCTGCGTTGTGCTGACCTGCGTACTGCCAACAGTCACGGCATCATTGTTCATCGACGCATCATAGATGCCTGCGTTGGTGAAGTTCAGCAGCAATGAGGTGTTGGTGATAGCGGTAAGCGGCGCAGTCGGCGGTGTGAACGTAGCCGTGTAGAGCGCGGTACCAACTACCGAACGGATGTTCGACAAATACCCGGTAAAGTTGTTAGTCCCCAGAGTAGCGCCATCGGTGCCGATTGCCGGACGGGATGTTCCCATCAAGTAGTTATTGGCATCTGAGTACGTGCTACCCTGCTGCACGCCATCAAGGAACAGCCTAGTGCTGCCGCTGGCACGGCACAGCGCAAAATGGTGCCAAGCATTTAGAGGGACTACATTGGTGCTTTTGATTAGGTCAACCGAGTTCGCGTACAGCGATAGATAGCCGTTTAGATCAACGTAGATCACCGGATACGCACCGCCTGTTCCTGTCGGGCGGCAATCGTACATAATCCGGGTTGATCCAATGGATGGCATATTAAACCAGCCTTCGACCGTAAAGTCACCAGAGCCGAGGGCAGTATTTGTCGCGGAGGTCAGATAGTCTCCGCTTCCATTAAAGTACCCACTGCCGCCATAAGCCGTAGTCGTGTAGCCCGGAGGTGCAAGCACGAAGGGACTGAAAGCTGTAACTTGGGGTGAGCCAGTTGCGGTAATAGCAAAAGCATTACTACTACTGTCAATGAGGCGATTGTTCTGGCAGGTAAGCAATGATGTGCCGCTGACCGCAGTTAGGGGTGCTGATGGCGGCGTAAAAGCTGAGATATAGAGTGCAGTGCCGTTTACGAACCGGATATTTGACACATAGCCAGTAAGATTGTTTAAAGCAGTATTATACCCACTAGCGGCAATTGCAGGGCGTGATGCGCCCATTAAGTAGGTATTGGTATCAGTGTATGTGCTGCCTTGCTGAACGCCATCAAGAAATAACTTAGTGCTACTGCCAGAACGTGCCACCGCAAAATGGTGCCATGTGTTCAAACTTATAGTTGTAGCGCCTACAATTTGATCTGCGGAGTTCGTATAATAGTTTAGCGTTGCGGAAGTAGTGATGTACACACAGGGATATGCGCCATTTGTTGATGTTGGGCGTTGGTCAAAAAGTACAGGGCCGCTGCTGGCGTTAGTAATATAAAACCAGCCCTCAACGGTAAAGTCGCCGCTACCCTGAGCCGTGGCCGTAGCAGATGTTAGATAGCTGCTGCCGTTAAAATAGTTCGACCACAGTGTCCCATAAGGCGTTACGGACCCCTGAGTAGGAGTGCCATTGCGGGTAATCGTGAAGTTGTTGGTGCTGCTATCAAGAAACGTATTGTTCGTCTGCGCGTTGGTCGCAGTCGTGGACAGCAAATATGAGACGTAGGACCAGTACGGATCGGCAGACGCACTCGGCCAAAGTCCTCTGGCGATCCAGTAGTTCATCTGGTCAAGCGTCCAGATACCCGGCGCAGTGCTGGTAGGCGCAGGTCCGCCGGGTGTGACAGGTGTTTTGGAGATCAGGCCACCGGGCCACCGCTCACTCATTTACTCGCCTCCCATTACCGCAGAGACAGCAGTTGATAGCATAGGCTCTACTGGCGCAGGTTCTTCCGTTGTGGGCATAGCCGTTGATAACATCGGCTCTATAATGGGCGCTTCGGGTGCCGGTGGAAGTTCTTCGACCCATGAAAGCGCGGTCTCGTCCCAAATGTAAGGTTTGTCGCCTGTCGGATAAGCAACAGGTGCATCCCAGAGGCATGTTTCTTCGTCGAGTACCCACGATGGATACGGCTGCGGAGCATAAAAAGCATCACGATCTACGTCATACGTATAGCCGATACCGGCATAGTTCTTACGCAGTGGACGGCCTTCAGGGTGCTGACCACCGTGCGTGTTGTACGAAGTCTGGACGAAAGGGGATGGATCACCAAACAAGCCGGTGTCGATAACATCCTGCTCAATGACCAGCACTTCGGTAACAATGCCGTTGATGACTTTCGCAAAATGGCTCACGCTGTGTAGCTCCCCGAAGCGGTGAACTTTAGAATAGTGTTAGAACCAGACGTTGTCACGGTGGGCGAGCCTGTTGTCGTTCCGGTGTAAGATGCAGTCGGAACTGACAGAATGACTACCCCGGAACCACCCGCACCGCCTACACCACTGCCCCCAGCCCAGCCGCTACCGCCACCCCCGCCGCCCG